GTTTCCCAGTCACGATCATTTTCTTAGCTCCATTCTAGGAGCCTTCTTAAATCCTGATTCTAAAGCTTCGCTAAAGGGTTGGACAATTCCAGTCGCTTCACGTCTAGACCATCCTGAATTCATCAAAATAGACTTCAAAAGCTCTCTATCTTCATTGGTGTTTCCATATTCTCTTAGGTGGCCGGTTGCCCATTTTCTAGCTTGTTGGAATCTTTCCTTTTGGTTCCCCCTTATAATAGGTCGGAAGTTCTTCTGCGCCGAGGTTGCTATATCATTGATCTTTCGCTCAATCTTACGACCTGCCTCATTCCATAAAGCTTGTTCACTTTTTCCTCTGTTCTCTGGTTTTGCTCGTTCTTGCTCAAACAAATTTACAGAGATTCGGTTCCATTGCTCAGGGTTCCCAGCTACACCATTCTTTTCTAACAACTTTGATGTTTTATCAACCACATCCGCTGCGACCTCTTTTTCAAGCTCCCTCTGTGCAGCTCTTTCAGCATTACGCTGCTGAGCCATTTCGATCTCTTGCTGGCGCATACGAATTAGCTGGTCTTCGGCACGTTGCTGAGCCTGATTGGCTCCTGCTACGTCTCCAACTTCAAGAAAAGGTGCTCTAATCTGATCGATTGCCTGGGGAGACAAAAAATACTGACCGACCTCCATGGATTCTGACTGAGGAATCTGACGCAAGTCTCTTGGCTGTGGCTCTTGTCCTGGCATTCCCCGTTGCATAGCTGCCATCGCTTGAGGTTGGCCTAAAGCTTGCTCTCCTTCACCCAAAAATTGCTGAGACTGCCCCTCCTCTGGTTGCGGCTGCGCTGGTTGTCTTTGCTGTGCTGCAAGATCTCTAGTTCCAATAGCTCGTCTAGCAGCGGACTCTTGGGCTGCCTTAGCGCGCTTCTCATTGAGCAGCATCTCAATGTATTGCGCTGCCTGGCGTTGAAGATTGGGAAGGCCAACGGTAGCTTTTCCCACTTCACTCACAATTTGGGGAGCTGTCATCTGAGACGTGTCTATCTCGGATAGTCGGTCAAGGGCAGATTGAGCAAGCTTGCGCTCTCCAAGAAGGTTCAACGCATTCGTTAGACCTGAACCAAAAGACTGGCCAATTTCTGCACCTGGATCAAATTTAGGGAGTATCGTTACCATTTTTACCTCTTATGATAATCCGCCAAGGGCTAGGGAAATATCCTGTTGCATTGGTCCGGCTGCTCCAGCGCCTTTCGTCATTGCTGGTGAGCCACCAAGTCCCGATAGAGCACTTAGAGCACCGTACTGAGATAGGCCTTGACCAGCTCCACCTAGTAGACCGCCAAGAAAACCTTGTTGTGGCTGCTGGTATACCGATTCAAACGTGGGTTGCATGCTTTGGCCAAGCAATCCTTGAAGCTGACCAAGTGCATTTTGCTGAAGTCCACCGCGAAGAGAGGCCAGTTGCTCGGTGAGCTCCCTACCTGCCTGAGCTAGAGACTGGTTTAAAGCTGAAGAGCTTTGAGCTCCATGCGTTCCAGCCCCTGCTAACCTTTCCATGATTCCAGGAACAACCTCTTGTTGAAACTGCCTTTTGTATGGAGCCTCGAACTTTGCGAAAGCGCTTTCGTCTCCAGAAAGGAGCTGCTGGAGCATCTCTAATCCAGATGTTGTGGGGCCCTGGACGTTTCCAAGAAGGCTGCTAAATAGATTCTGCTGCTCAGGAGTAAGACGGCTGACTTGCTCGAACTTCCCCTTTTTCCCTCCTAAAGAGCCGAGTCCTCCTAAAACTCCACCTAGTGCTAACATTGTCACAGGGTCCATAAATACCTCACATTTTTTTTAATCGTACTACACACTCTCAATATACTCCAATACAACATAGGCCGTTGTATACCCCGTGTAATCTGCGGTAGTCACGATATTGACATTGGTTGCGTCCACATTCAGTTCGACGTGATTACCTGCCGTATCTACAAATGGCAGTGGGATAAATGAAGTGCTAGGATCTGTGGCCACTCCATAGATCCGAGTGAATACCGTATTCGACGACACTGTAATTCCATGGGCAACGGAAGTCGTTGTGTTATTGGGGAGTGTGCCGAAATTCACGACCGTTCTTGAACCGTACCTGTATTTGTTGACGTCTCCAGGGGTGAACCAAGCTTGTCCATTTACGGTCTCTGAAACGTTGACTCCAGACGACAATGTTGCATCTTGGTACGTGGCAATCTCTCGAGCGTTAATCGCCTCTGCTATCTTTAAAAGATAGTCCGTCAAGATCAGCTGCGCCTCACCCCAGTCTCTCGGGATGATGATATTAGGAGGAATGAAAGGACCAACGGATTCTGTAGGCTCAAATGTACTAGTCAACGAGTCTACCTCCTGATTCTGCCCAGATGATCAGTGCATCAATCAAAACATCGCTATTTGCAATGGAAGGGGTGAAGAGTTGTCTCTCGTCCAACTTCAGCTCGAAGTTGAAAAACTGAGCATCTGTTGGGCAAAAGAACCTGTGCCACTCCTTATTTTTGTTAGTGATTGAAAACTGCTCTTCCTGGGTAGAAAAAACCTTGTTAAAGAAAGCATCGGCGACCTGATTTACAGGCTCTGTATCATTGTAATCGACGTAGATATCTGCCGTGATCTCTCCGTTGCTTGTCTTCTGAGCAAGGAAGTCAATGTGCCCAAGGAAAGTCTTTTTCCCTCCCTGGATAAAGTTGAAGTTCTTCGACTTCGCCTTGAATCCCATGATGCGCTCAATCACGCCACATCCTGAGTACGTTCCTGCTGCTACCGTCTGAGGAACTAGGTTCGCATCTAGATTCTGAATGGCCCCGGCGGACGAGTACGCTGTGAAGCCGGTGGAGTCAATGTCTAGGGTTACTGAGTTACCACTCACGGCAACAACTAAACCATTTCGGCCATTGATCTCGGTCATCCCTGTCACCTGGTCGATATACCAGTGTTGCCCCACCTGGAATGTATGGCCCGATGCTGTTACCACCGCCTGGGCTGCCTGGGTAATAGCCGTGATCGTTGTCCTAGGCTTCGTCTGAAGTGTGATGTTGTCTGCATCTGTCACATCAACGGCAAAGATTCGGTCATTGAGCTCTGAGGATCCTTCACCAACGATATCCTTGATCTTGATGTAGACTGTGGGAATTGAGTCGCTTCCTGTATCGGATGTTAGACCATGATTAGGCACCTCGAGAGACACAGGTGTGCCAGCTGTCACATCCTTGATGAAAAGGCTTTCGTCGTTCGACTCTTTCTGAAACAACACCTCAACAAACCCCTGTTGGTTTCCTGCAATGATGTTCGGAAACTGGCTTTGTAGCTTTGCGGTTACCCAAGAAAAGTTAGCGGCTTCCCATGTTGTTTCTGTTAGGTCGGCCCAAGTGATATCGTTGAAACGCTGATACTCTCCGAAGGCTGTAAAACCATCCGTGAAGATGGCCCATGTCTTATTGTGATAGTTGAACACTAGAAGCCTGTCAGGATATGTGGCCGACGTTGATGCATCTGGAAACGTCCAGTAAACTAAACGCTCGTAGAAGTCTCGTATTCCGTGTACGCGGAGAGGGCCATCAGAGCCCCGATTGTGAATCTGAAATACCTCATCAGGGATGTTCTCATCAATGCGCTCTACGCTGTTGCCATTGCAGGAATTGATAGACTTGTCTCCTACAGACAAAACGCCTTGGTCAAAAGCTACCATGCTAAAGGTCGACTCACTTCCCAGCTCGCGGTTGATGCGTTCCCACTGGAAAGGAAGGATTTCGTTACCGGTGTAGCGTAGAACCCAGGTTGATCGCTCGAATCCAACGACAAGGGTGTCTCGTATGTATTCGGCACTGATGATGTGCTCGTTAGTGGGACAGTCCACATATCCACCACGCCCTTTCACATCGGAAAGCCATTCATTTGCAGCTGTTGGTGCTGTGCCTGCCGCTACTGAAGTAAATGGGGCCCCATTCTGCGACCATCGAGCTCGCTGTGGGTATTGCAACGCTCCAGATAATCCACTTCCTGTTGAGCCCTCAAACGTGTTTAGCGCGACCATCCTACCTTTGTAGGGTAGGATGATACGACACTGAAAAAAGGAATTTGTGCTGTCTACTACAGGTGCCAGGTCATGCCATAATGTGCCATCATAGATACGAATTGGATCTCCGGATGTTCCCGAAAAGTTCGTTGTCCAAAAGTACTGGGCATTATCTGAAGTCTGCCAGTAGTTCACCGACCAAAAGAAATCCGAGTCTACTCCAGTCCAAATTGTCGGAGGAGAAAGCTCATCGAATTTATTTGACGTGTTGTTGAACTTGTAGGCGTAGCGTGTATCAAAGGCAACTGTCTGCTCGGCATTGATGGCATCCAAATTCCTCTGAGGGAGGCCCATCACTGGAAGTCCAGGGAAATAACCAATCGTGAGAGTAGTGGCCACCGATGCTGTTGCTCCGGTAATGGTGATAGCTCCTGTGGCATAGTTGATTGTTCCAGTAGCTGACGCATCCCCTGTAAGCGTCCCGTCGCCATTGTCGGTGATTGTCTCCCCGTCAATTGTCATCTCAAAGCTACCACATTCCAGACTTGCATCAGGCTCTTGTGTACTCAACGATCTATCCGAATACCAGAATCCGCCAGATGTGTACGCACTTGGACCAGCTTGGGTTACTTCAAAGGTAGTCGCTGTCACGTTAGCTATCGTATAGGTGTTGCCATTCAACTCTGTTGTTCCTACGACTCCGCTGATAGCTACCTCGTCACCGTTGCTAAGTCCGTGCGCGAAAGGTGTCGTAATCACAACTGTAGGAGCACCACCAATATTGATGGCTGAGATGTACCCTGAAATAGTGAGGAGGTTGAAACTCCAAGGTGACGATCCAGAAGTGAGATAGGCAACCCCCTCAAAAATCCTTCGAAGCCTGCCAAGCAGGTCATAGCCAACACGTCTCCTAAGCCTTCCCCTCCACTGATAGATATTCTCTAAATCCTGATATGCATCGTCGGCTAAAACAAAGGCATCTCTATCTTTGACGAGGCCCTCTTTCTGGTAGGAGATAGCTGTGGGTACGTATTTACCCATTATTGGAACCTCCAGACAATGACACACGCCCTAGTGAGGCCGGTGACTAGTGTGTTGTTTTGGTTCTTAAAATCCACCTGTAAGCTTCCTACCTTGACGATATCACTGTATGTAGCTGAGTTTGTAGGCTGTCCGATTACAGGATTGCTAGAGTTATCGAATCCACTACATGACCAAAAGTAATTGGTATCTGGTGCGTTGTTTGTGAAGTTAACAATAAAACGTGCGCTCCCTGGAGTCGGGACGCTTACAGATGAGACATTTAAGGCTGTACCTTGGATGGCCCCCAGTGAATCAAAATTCACAGCGGCAAATGGAAGCATACCTAGGTAGAGGGCACCATCTTTTGTCATCTGAAAGGCGGTGCCGTTGCTTTCTGGACGACCGTAAATCTCTGTATCACCAGAGTCATCCTTGGTATAAAGAAGGTGCTCATCTGCCTGAGATTCTGGGTCGTCAGCCTGTTCCACGAAGGTGATGAATTTGTGCTTTCCCTTGTCACTTGATCCATCATTGAAAGCCACATGATTCACAGCGAACTGCGTATTTAGCTGTCCGAAGTTAGTGAGTAAATCACTCTGACTATCTGACAGAATATCTCTGGGCTGAGGAATTGTTGGGTCAAATGTCATTACGTCACCGTCCAGGCTTGAAATTGAATATAAATCGCATTTGTTTGGGCTCCTGTGCTTGATGAACTCATCGGCATCCCTCGTAAGGCAAATGATGTTGTCGTCACGGTGCTTGCATATGCTGCGTTGTTTCTTGGTTGCATGTATACGGGACTGTTATTCCCACCGATATTAAAGCTCTGACATGCCCAAACATAGTCCGCTGTTGGCAGTGCATTCGTGAATGCTATATTCCAGTCGGAGTATTTATTGATCCCGTTCACAAGGGCCTGATTAGGTGTGACACTTGTGACATTCATGCTAATCGGGACTTTGACAATTGTGCCATCTCCATTAACTTGCTGTTGTTGGAGTATGTTCCCCTGGAAATCAAAAAGCACGAATGCTCGTAGCACTAGACCATTGGCGGTTAGTCTTCCCTGGTCTGTCACCTGCACCTCTGTCCCGTCACTAGGCTGCCGATAAAACGCCTCTGCGTTACTTGAGACGTTCTTGGAATACAGAGCAATTTCATTTGCACCAGTTGAGGGGGCTGCTCCCTGTTGGACAAATGTTACCTTGCGATGGCCTCCTCGTTTGTCAACATCTGAGAAGTTCAACGGAATGTGATCACCCTCATTGTCAGCAAACGGTCGACCCCAGATATTACTAGCCGTGTCAAAATTAGCCTGGAAGTCAATTTGACTCTGACTGATAAAGTCTCCACTAGCTGGGACTGTAGCCTTATAGACCATTAAGACCCTCCAAACTGACGATTGCCAACAGGATATTGGAGCTGATCGGTGTAAATCGTCGCTGTGCGCTGATTGGCTAGCTCTGTCGCTGTGCGATTAAGGACTAGGCTTTCTTGTCTTTCGAATGCTGGCATGATATTTTGGATGCTTTCCATATCCTGTCTGTCTTCAAGTACCTTTATAGCTGCTCCAAAAGCGATGTACTGCCACCACTGTTGGACATCTGGCGTGTTCGTACCTGCATTGTTATTTGCGCTGAGGAGCTGTGACGGCTTTTGATACACCTCAATCGACACCTTGTACACCTTGTCCGGAACGGGCCTTAGAATGAAGTAACTGTTGAAAAACAGGCCGGCTGTTGGTCGGTTAGCTTGGTACGCCACATAACGAGTGATGATGCTCTCCGAGGCTGGGATTGCACTGGTGAACGTAAGAGCGCTCACAGCGCCTGTGACGTAGTTTATTTGTCCGAGGACTGTTGTATTGTCTGAAGCGTCAATAAGGTCTCCTAACGTCTCTGAACCTGCTTGAGGAGAATCGTAAGCGGTCTGAGTGTCACCCGAGGTGTCTACAGCGCTAACTGTGACCTCTCTCTTTAGGACTGGCGTTGATGAGAGCGTAAAGGAATAAGGGCCTGCCGTTCCGTCTCCCGATGGCCCAGTGTATTGGGTTGTCGTCTTCGGATAGATCCGGAAAAACTCCTCTTGAGATTGGGAGTAGAACGACTGGTACCCATCGATGTAAAGCGGTGGGAGCGCTGCTGTGTAAAGGTCTGTGTCAAAGTCGTATCTGTCTTCATTTGCCACCGTCCAGAATTCATAGTTGCTATGCAGATTCCAAATCTTTAGATGGGCAGGGAGATCAGCCTCGTAGAAAGTATCAATGTAGTGTTCGAGGTCTGATTCACTTAACTGATTTGGGGAGGGAGAAGCTGTAAGCCTTCTAACCTTTCTCTTGATATCATCGAGTGTGGAGCTTGCCATTATGTCCCCGTAATGCTTGTTTCATTATCTGTTGTTCCTGTGACCGGCCACACCTGCGCTGCTGTAAATGCCGGAGGCTCCGAGGGAGCTGAAAAGGCAGCTAACAGCGAAGTGTCGAGATCAACAGTGATTTGATCATCGGCAGGGACGGCTAACACTGTAGCTCTCGCATACTCAACTGACATCCCATAAGCACTTGGCACAAGAATCCGAACAATCAACCCTACCGTGTAACCGTGATCCTCGGTCGTAGTTAGCACAGCGCTAGTTGCATTGCTAACAGCCGAAAGAAGTCTCCGACGAGGTTGGAAGTTCGAGAGTATCGTCATGCCACCGCAAAAAGAGTGCTTTCAAAATTCATTCTAGATCGAGTTTTTCCCTTCACATCTAGAGTGGGCTTTCCCTGTGAATCCAATACATGCGAGTGCACTGGAACATTACAGTTCTGGTTAAGGTGTCTTGCTACTGATAGAGGCACCTCGTATGTCTCACCATCGTACATGGTATACCACTGAACCGGATCCCACTTGTACTTTCGAAAGCAGAATCTCACACAGCCGCCTGCTGGCTCCATGCATCGGAATACGCCCTTGACTAGGCGACTTTCCTCTTTCCACATACGATATACTTTATCGTCATCTGGAGAGTCCGCTCTAACCTGGGCTTGGACTTCTTTAGCCTTCTTCCACTGAACGAACTCCGCAACATCCTCATCTGAAAAATCAAACTTTGTCGTTTGTTTCTCAACTTTTGGCGCTTCCGTTTCCGTTTTAGCTAATACCTCTTCTTCTACCTTCGGAGACTTCTCCACTTCTTGAGAACTCTCTTGAGGCTTCACAGGTATATCTAGCTCTTCTTGAATTAGCTTATTCTTTTTACTCATACGTTTCCTTTTCATTAAAAAAACCGAGGGGGCTGAGCCCCCCCGAAGGTCATCACTCAGCTAGCGAATAACCGCTTGCCAACGCTTCCCAATATATCACGTCGTTATTGCTACCGGCAGGACCATCCGCACCAGCACCAAGCTCCATGACAATTTGAGCTGTGTTGTCAACTGAACCGCTCAACACCGAAGCTGCATCGCCAACAGGAACAATATGGGCAGGGGTGACCCCAGCGGCTGCCACTGCACTTGTTGGGAACGCAAACGCTGAGAAAGCGCTTGAATCGATGTCTAGAGTGATGGTGTTGTTAGCAGTGCTAACAGCTGAAATTTCTCCGATGAGCCCCTCAGCTTCCACCATTCCGTAATCGGCCATTCCTTCGATCCTAACCTTTTCACCAACGGATAGACCATGAGTTACCGCCAGGGTAACAACCATCGACGCTGCCGCTGTTGCTCCAGTGATCCGATTGACCTGTGGAGAATAGATAGGATTATTAGGGACTTTTCTAACGAAACCAGCTGTTGCAGCTGCTGCAAAACCTGAAGCATCCAAATAGGAAAGCTCAAAGCTATTTGCTGCTACGTTTCCAATTGTGAAATCGTATCCAGCAATCTGGAGCATGCTAGTTGTACCGTAGATACGAATACGATCACCATTGCTGTAACCATGGCCGGTTACAGTCACAACAGCTGGATTTGCCGCCGTCACATCTGTTCCAGATGTGGCTTGAGCTGCACCTAGAGCCTGGTTAGACTGGTCGATGCGTGTAAATCCGCCGGAGGTGATCACTTCGAGATCTAAGGCGTTAGAGGCGTTTTGCTTTGTGTACATGAACCCAGCACCATCAGCAAAACCACGTTGCCACTTGAATTCGCATCCGCGACCAGTGGCTTGCGTTGTTGCTGCTTGTGTGTAGTTCTTGACCTTGAAGATATCAAAGTCTGAACGCAAAGCAATTTGCTTAGCGGTCCCGTCGCTAGTGAAGGAGCCAGATGCTACTAGTTGTTCAGCCATGTCCTTCTCCTTATACGCTTAGGGTTGTTCTTAGATTGATTACCCATGCATCGTTTGTGATGCGTGGGACTTCAGCAAACTTGTAACCAACGCTGGCGTTCAGAGCTAAAGGACCATCGTAGATAGGTGGCCGATAGATGAATTGAGCGCTGTACCCGTCTTGCTCGATGCAGCAATAGGCTTCCATACCTGCGACAAAGCAGTTGTAAACCTCAGCTCCATTAAGAGACGCGTTTGCATCGCTAGACCCAATTGACGATAGAAGCCATCGGGTGTTTGAAACCGAACCCCACTCCGGACGAAGCACGCGATCTTGGTTTGGGTACTGAGCTTTAGGAATAAAGCCCGTTACCTGCTCAAGATCTCCGATTAGGTTAGTGCTTGCCATCACAAAGTACGAGTCTCGGATGGGGGCTGTTCCGAACTTGTCGTCACCTTCGATGCTGTCGGAGATTGTGTAGGCATCAGCCGAAGCCAATGTTCTAATCACAACGTCCACATCTGAACGTGCCAACTCAGTTGGGTTATCCCCGTTTGTACCACCTACAGCATTGATGAAGGACGCGGTTGCGGCCAACATGTTGCGTGTAAGCTCGTCCTCAGTTTGTCTGAGAGAGACACCGAGACGCTGTACAGCCTCGTTAAGTACTGGGTCTTGGTTTTGAAGAGTGACTTGCTCGTTGAGAACCACATAGGTTCCGTAGAAATCCATCTTCGCATCAATGTCAATAGCTGTAAGCTGTTGAGCTGGTGGATAAACGCCCGAATTCCCGAGAGGCACTGTAGCAGTGTTCAAAGGGTTGTAACGTCTCATCCGTAGATCCGTACCACCATTCCTTGGCATGTTTTTGAGCATGGCAGGAATTTTGTGAATCATGTACGGAGTAGGCACCGATAACAGCTTGTAGCTGAAGCTTTGCTGTACTGGTGCTGGCAGAGTGGTGCTTGTAGTAATCGCCACTTGTTCGCTCCTTGTTGGAGCGGACTAATTACCCTTTCTTAGCGCAAGCGACCGTTTCGGCATAGAGCTGGCGTTTCAACTCTGCTGTTAGACCATTAGCAAAAGCGTCTGCTTTAGCTAGTGGGCTATCTGCCGCAACAGCCCCGAGGGTCTTAGGCTTATTGGCGTTCTGCTGCATCTGCTGTTTTGCCGCTTGTGCTTCTTGAGCTTGCTCCACACTAGGGAGGAATGCCTTGATGTACTTGTATGCTGCAACTGCTTTTGCCTCTTCATCGCCAATCTGACTAAGCGCTTGTGCAATTTCGGGATCCATAGCCCGCAATTGTTTCACGTTATCCTCAGTCACCACAGCGTCAAAATCTGCATAACGGCTCTTAATACGATCCGGAATAGATTCCTTTCTCTTCCTTGCGTCGTACTCTTCTATAGCCTTACGTACGCTAGCTTCGCTTGTCTTGGCCGCAATCTTGTTCCCAAGCTCTACCGCTTGTTCAACTGTCAATACGTCCGAGAGATCGTAGCCAGCTAAGATATCCTCTTCCGGCTCAGGTTCTGGCGCTTTTGGCTGATTAGCCTTCAGCATCATCTCCTGAAACGCCGTGAGCATCTCTTTCTGTTGCGAATTCTCACGCTGTAGCTGCTCAGTCTTTTCGCGCAAAGCTCGGAAGTTTAGCTCTTGGTCTGAAGGCTTAGCCTCTTCAACCTGTTGCTCTCCTTCCTGGGCCTGCTCGACTTCCTGAGCAATACCCATTTCCTCAGCCATTGGAGCGGCGGCCTCCTCAATTACGCCCGATTCTTGTGCTTCGGTCATAAGTCCTTTTGGCGTTGCGAGCGCCGTTACAGCATTAGTTAAATTCTGACCTCGTAACGCAGAGGTGCGAATCAGAATTTTGACTTAACATATAATTAATGCTTTTTTTTGCATAGGTGTTATCCTAAAATTTTTACGGTTAACGATTAAAATTTTCGAGGAACAATGAGAGTCGTAAGTTACAAGAAGCCCGATACAGAGGGATCAATACTGGCTTTTGTAAGCCTAGAGATCGAGCAATGGAAGATGATTATTCATAACTGCAAGCTAATACGGACCAAGAATGGCCATACTTTTGTGTCACTTCCTCAGTATTCTCAGGAAGTGAATGGGGAGCGTAAGTACTTCCCATATGTGGAATTTAGCAAAGAAGCTGACAAGCGATTTCAAGAAGCTGCTAAAAAATCGATTAATGACTATGCTCTAAAGCATCAGAGGCAAACCTCCCCTCAACCAACGCAACAAGAAATTCCGTTTTGATGGCTCCAATCATTGCTTTTTCCTTAGGATTTATCATCTTCTTCAGCGTCTTCACCTTCGGTATTTATCTCGCAAAACTCGAATGAGAAACCAATCTCCTCTAAGAATGGATAGCATTTTTTTAGCCTCTCTAGGGAATGCATGCGACTTCCATCATGTCCAAGGCTGACATGGGGACGCTGGCAATATCTCCATACTGTGAGGGCTTTTCCATCAGCTAGGCATGAACTAAGTTCATTTTCGTCGAAGGCACGAGCTCCATGGTCGAAACCTCTGCGGAAAGAGTCCTCCATGATACACGCGATGAGGACAAGCAACTCTTCCCTGTCCTCCGTAGAGATCGCTTCCAGTATGTCACTAGGTATCCCATCCATAATAGCGTTGCCACATTCCACGGATAGGTGTCTTTCAATATCAACCATCTTCGCACCACAAAACGCTTTGTCTCTCCATAACATTCGCGGCTTTGTCTGCTGCCTCGACTGATTGCTCATAGGCTTCCCCAGGTCGGTTCGGATTATAATTTTCGTGGATATGCTGTCCACGATAGTAGGAACAAAGGCCACAACATCCACAAGCCTGAAGGAGTATAGAAACAGGAAGAATTCTAAGGA